GAAACAGAACTTCCATCTTTTAACTTAACTTCTGCTAAGCCAAGCTCTGCAAATTTTTCTGGAAGGATTTTCTCTTCCAATTCTCTTAATTTTGTTATCGCTCTATCAAGAGATTCTTGACAATCTTGTACTATTAATGTTTGAGCTTCTATGTCTAAAGCTAATTTAGAAACCGCCTTTAACTGATCATCTGATAAATCCATTGTATTTAGTCCTCCAAATTTCTTTCTGTTCTAAATTTAATTCATCTGCCTTTTGTTTCGTCAGAGAATTAATCTCCTTTGGCGGAATAACCTCAACCAAAGCATATCTATATATATTGCCTCCTCCTCCCCATTGGAAGTGTAATAAATATTTTGGTTCTTTATATAAAGTTATATTTCTTGGATCAAAAGCTGCTAATGTCATCTATTTTCTCCCAAATATATTACACTTAACTTTATAATAAAGTCTTTCTTGTCGATCCCATTTAAGAAAATTTACTTTTCCATTATTGAAATCGCTTGCTATCGCACTAGCGAGACCTATTGCAATCGGGTCTCCCATCGCTAAAAGATAATCGTCGTCATTATAATCCTTTAAACCTTTAACCAACCTTCGTACAGTTGGGGCAGGTGACAGAACTATATTTCCAGGTGGCAGTAGCAATACTAGTTCTCCAAATTTCTGAGCAGGCATAAGGTTACGATTTTTAACCTCCTGCACTACATATACATTATTCATTCTTCTTTCTCATATATCTTTTGAGTAATCTCATTCCAGCGCCAAGGTTTTCCCCATATATAGGCTCTAGAAAATTCACTCAAGTTAAATTTAATCTTATCACTATTAATTGAATTATACACTTCTTTTATTAAAATATTACTTCTAATTAAATAAAGTAGTTCATTTTTTCTAATCAATACCTTTACATTCTCTCTATTTTTCTTTGCTTCTTGCATAAAAGCTAACTGAGAACTTTGAAAATAGACAGTCTGTCCAGAGGCAATTTTTAATTCTAACCACACCATAACCCCACGATGACAAGCATGGATGTCAGGTACTCCAGCCATTCCTAAATTTTCTATCCGGCATAAATGACCTGGAATATTCTTACGAATTAGCTGCCATAAATCTTTTTCTGTCACCTACATTCTCCCCACGATGGGCCTTTCTCTAATGTTACCTTTAAAGGCACCTCTAATTCTACACAGTTTTCCATGATCTGGGCAATCTTTTTTAGTTCGTTTTCATCTTTATAAGAAATATCTATTTCATCATGTACCTGTAAATGAGGGACAACATTTAATTCAGTATATAAGTCTAACATAGCCTTCTTTGTTAAATCTGCTGAGGCGCCTTGAATAAGAGCATTTAGCGCCTTATGAGTATAAGCTCTTCTTAAAGGTCTACCTTTCCACACTTTTTCTGCATCAATCTTTCTTAAAGGCATTTCCTTGTTAGGCCATCTTAAAGTAGAATCAGCTGGCTCCCAATAGTCAAAATGTCTTTTTCTTCCAAGAAGAGTTTTAATCTCACCTCTATATAAGGCAGCTTTAGAGGCTTCATGCATTAAACCTTTTACAAACGGAACATTGCCATGATATTTCTCCAATAGAATAGTTGCAGCATTATAATTTAAATTAAGCATCTGTCCTAGCTTAAATGTTCCCATTCCATACATAATACCTAAGTTAATTGTCTTCGCAGTCTTTCTATCTATATCTGCCATTTCTGCTACTAATGTATGGAAGTCGGCTTCCTTTTGTTTATAGGCTTCACAAGCTTCTTTTGAACCTCTAATGTTACGCAGCACAGCATAATGAACTAGCATCCTAGGTTCTTGTTGATTATAATCTAAGCGAGCCCACTGGTGTCCTTCTTCCGGAAGAAATAATGACCTAACCAATGGGCCCCAATACTCGTCTCGAGCCGGAATCTGCTGTAAATTAGGGTTACTAGAACTAAACCGTCCACTTCTAGTCCCTTCAGAATCTCTTCTTAGTTGATGAAATTGAGCGTGGATACGTCCTTTAACAGACATATCAAGGCACACTTTTTTTATAAAATCTCTCCTCATCTTATTAACTTTTCGAAACTCAGCGACCATTTCCAAAAACGGATCTTTGCTATTACCCATAAATTCTGCAGTAAATGAAGGATTGCCAGCTTCAGTAACTGGGAACCAGGTTCTAGTTTTTTCGCAAGCTAATGCAAGTTGCTCGCTGCTCCAAGGTTCAACAGGAAATCCGGCTTTCTCACGAAGCTTGACTAGCATCTCTCCTTCTTTCTTTTCATACCTAGAGTTTAATTGTTCTGCCTTATCTATATTAATTCTTACACCCTTAAATCTCATATCTAATATTAATGGAATTAGTGCGGTCTCCAATCTAAAAATTTCTTCTAATCCATTTTCTTTTAAAATTTCAATTTGTTTTTGAAATATCTCCAAAGTATTTACAGCATCAATTTCAGCATATCCACCTACGTAGTGAGGAGGTAATTGCCACATATCTTTTTTAGGATCTAAGTTATAAGCTTCTGCGGCTGCCTTTAATAAGGTTTCATCTTTTCCACGTCCCAAATATCTTTGACTAAGAACTTCTAAGCTATATCCTTCTTTTCTTTCTTCATCTATTAAAGGCTCGGCTACTTGAATATCATAAAAATGACCTTTAACATTAATACCAACGGAACGCAGCCATTCTAGATCATAAAGAATATTAGCGCCAACTTTAAAAATATCAGTCTCTAATTGCTCTTTTAACCAAGCAAGGACTTTTTTCCTATCTAAATTTCCGCCCCCTTCATGACCGATTGGATAATATCCCTTAAACCCTGTATCAGTAGCAAGAGAAACTCCGATAAGCTTACCATCATTTCTTACGCCACCAGGTCCCATTGTCATTAGGTTTGGGTCACAAGTTTCACAGTCAAACGCAATCAGCTTAGCTTTTGTCAAGTCCGGGAAGTCCGGTGGAGGGGTCCACCTTGATTCCGGAGTCCACAACGGCATTTGCCGGGGTCCATAATCGACGGGCATTTTTCCATATCCTTTTCGCATCTAAGTTAATATATTCCTCATCAAACAAAAGTTCTCGACAAGACGTGTTTAATAATAATTTAACGCATGTAATGCACGGACTTAACGTCAAATAAGCTTTACTAATCTTTTGAGTATCTCTGCACTGTAATAAAGCGTTTTGTTCAGCATGAATTGCCTCACATTTATCCAGTCCCTTTCCACTAGTATATTTTGCACCTGGACATGGTTTAGTAATACAATGTACTTGGCCTTTTCCAACTCCATTATAACCAGTGGCAACAACAAAATTATTGTCATCGATAAGTATGCAGCCAACTTGTCGTCTTACACAAGTACTTCTGGTACTAACAAGATGCGCCATTGACAAGAAATATGAGTCTCTACTTGGACGTCGCATCAAATATCCTTCTTATAATATACATTCGTATAGCAGACAAGAAAAAGTAAGTTAATGTGATTAATCCAGCTTCATTATAAGTAAAGGTAATACCAAAGAAGTACGGCATCCCAAACAGTGTGAAAGTATAACTAATCACTAAACCTACTGTTACTTGAGTCATTGACTCAATGAACGACATCAATCTTGTCTGCATTTATCTAACAAATCTCCATTCTCAGCTCTTTCAATAAGCCACTCTACCAAGTTATGTGGGCTATTAAAACCTATAAAAGGGTTCTGTGACTCAGTTACTAGAACTATTTTTTCGTCATAGTCGCCAGAACGCAATTTCTTTACCTTATCGAAATCGTCCCAATAAAGATGTTGACTCCCAGCATTAATATAGAGCATACCAAGTGTCAAAGAATAACCTTTCCTATGTTCCCACAATAATGAGAGATAGTGCGAGATCATGGTAAAGTTAAACACATCATATGGCCATCCCAACCAGATATCACTCGATCTCATGGTCGCAATGCAATGAAGTCTTCCATCCCTTATTAAGAACTGTAATGCAACAGTGCAAGGAATATCCTTACTTTGTCTTGGATTCTTACGCCACAAAGTCATTACTGCCTGTCGAGAAAACTCATCCTCAACCAAACAGTCTACGATGTATGTAAGTTGATCCACGACCCTCGGTCCATAAGCACCGGAGAAGAAATATCCATCATCAGAAAAACTAGCGATTTCCTTTGAGAATGGTTTTAAACTTGCTACAGTATTTCCGCCAATCAAAATGGTAGCGGCTTCTGCAGCCATGAATTTATAACCTAATTTTCTCTCCTTGTACGTTACAAATGGATGAGACATTGGAACTGCTGTCTGAAAATTAACGTGCTCTCGGGTGTCTAAGTCTTTTGGATTGAACTCCTTTCCCGTATTGAGCAAGTGCAGGGCAGTATGATACCAAACATCATTTGCTGTCATATTATCACCTCCTTCAAATCATTATATAAAGGGTCCCCCGTCTTTAGGCTACCTAAAAATCTCCTATAGTACTGAGGGTGTTTTAAAACCGCATGGGTTTTAATCTCGTTTTTATCTAAAGCTTCTTTTGCTTCTTTTCCTAATGCAATAATCTTGATATGACCATTTGCAGCCTTAGGAAATCGTAAATCAAGTTGTCCTGTTATTGGATGATGTATATTTGTCCAAGCACAATTTCTTTCTTTGATCCACAATTTATTTAATATAGTTGTAAAGCTTAAACTGCAATTTCCGTATTCAAAAAATGGCCAAAATAATCTTTTATATTTAGGGTTCACTTTATCACCTACAAATAGATATTTAGCAAATTGCTTATGTCCTAAGATGTTATGCTCATTTGGATTTAAAGCAGTTAGCCACTGTGTCATTCTCATCTTTTTTGCGGCATGCATAATCATATCAATAAACATATCTTTGTGCGCACCCCACTTTTCAATGGTGTAAGGTAAAAAATAAGGAATCTCTTTAGCGCCTCCATTAAGAATAATTTGATCAATATAATTTCCTTTATCTTTATGGTCTTTGTCTCCATTATAAAACTTTGTGTATAGCTCGCTAACTTCTTTAATATCTTCATACATCTCTGTGCGCTCTTCTTTCATCTTTTTAAATCTTTTAGCAGTATTTTCATCAGGCAGGCACATCACGTAAACTGCACCGTATTTTAAACCGGCTCGTTCTAAGAACCTTCCTTGAAGCGGCCAAGCACTACCACCTCGATATATACTTGCATAGCAGCCTTCACTCGGCCACCAACGATCAAGAATGACGTTATGAGTTACCGCTGCTTTTCCAGCAACCCTAATTGCCGCTGTATGGTAATCAAACATCCTGTCCTTGTATCTATAACCAAGGTGGAAATACTTAGTTTTTGGATACTTCTCTATAATTGCCTTCGCGAGAGTAGTCTTACCTACTGCATCGGGGCCATCTAAAACTATTATTCGCATAAGTCTTTTAAGACAGGTGCTTTCCAGCCAACTGGCTTTACAACATCTATCTTTGATCGTTTTGTTTTCATTCTAACTTTCTTCATATTTGTTTCATGGACTCTATCCCAGGCCTCTTCAAAATCAAAGCCCATAAGATAGGATGTGCCTAACGCCACATATACAGTATCAACTAACCCATCAAGAACCTGCACTTTATCATTTTCATAAATTCCTTTGAGTATCTCAGCAAGCTCCTCTTGTTGGTGACTGCACCTAGCCAGCATGATTTCCTCTTCAAGCATTCTTGGGCGTCCAGCATATCCAAGCAGAAACTTTCGATGAAAGTCTTCTACGTCTCTGTAGAAACTTCCTTTTCTTCCGCGTTTGTACATTTTACTAACTCTCTCCAGTGTGTAGATGAACCAAGTCTGCCCTCAATCTTATCTATTGGTCCAAAGTTCCTTTCTTCGAGCTTTAATCGTCCACAAAATTGAGTCTCCCAAAGACAATTTCGGGAGTGTTGCGGGTAAAGCGGGGCAAATATCGTTGCGATATAATTGCTATCGTAATATTCTTTTAATTTGTCAAACATCTCTTCAGTCTTTAGATCCATGTGGATGCGATAATCTTTAATTGAGGCAAATGTCCCCCAATGATCTAGAATCTTGAATCCCATATGTTCTAAGAGAGAACCGAACGCCTCATAGGTCATCTCATTAACATGGTTTGCGGCGGCCCCTACCTTTTCATCCCAGCAAGGGGTCGAGAACCAGCATGTATTATCATCACTGACATGCTCGCCAATGTTGCCAAGTATTTTAATCGCGGTCCACGGCTCAACATGCTCTAGGACTTCAAAACAAGTAACATAGTTAGGTTTCCACCCTTCTCCCATTTTCATCTCAAACCATAATTTAAGGTCAAGGAGTGAAAAATCTTCATTCTGAATAAGTTTAGGTTGAAAGGTAGTCTTTTCAAACATCGAAGGAATTTCCATCGCGTTGAAATCCACACCTAAATATGACATAGGTGCGAGTCTCGAGGTCATTAAGGTACGAGCCAATGGCATGTCCTTTCCACATCCCACATCTAGAATATTGGCTTCTTTGTATCTTTTCTTGAGACTAAGATATTTCACCACATGCGTCCAGCGCAAGCAATGAGCAATATAATCCCTATGGAGAAAACCTCGAGCCTCGGCTTGTACAATACTCAGATGAGTATTGTCGATCTCTTTGCCTCTTGCATTAGCCATTGTTAGGCCTCTTTGTCAAAATCAGAAAACCAGCATCAACTAAGAGTTTCTGGTAATATGTTAAAATTCTATTTGCCCCACCCTTTTGCTTCGTCTTGACTAGTGTCTGCATGGCTTCTAAAAGAGCTGGCCGTTTTAATGCGCCCGCCTCTAAGAGAATCTTAGCAATATTGCGTGCTTGATTGGGTAAGGGAGGCCGCCTCTTATTTACATCTTCTATAGTGAGCATCGACGGCATTTGATAAACCCACTTATTTTTTGTCTTTCTTCTCATATCTTTCTCCTAAAAAGAGGGGGGCTGGAAACGGGAATCTCCGGAGCTCCCCTTAATTTAACATGAACATCATTTCAAAACAAGCACAAAGAGAAACAACTTATCCGAATAACTCCGTCGTGTTAACTCTAAGTACTTAATATATATAATAATTCTTCCAATAATAAAAGTAAACATTTATTTTACCTCTTTTTTAAAAAAAGAAGTGTACTTATAAAATCGGATGAAATATAATTATATTATATGATAATATATAGAAAGGAGAAAAAATGTCTTGGAATATTAAATCTTTTGATGCTGTCAATCAAGACCCTGGCTTAGGGGAAGATATGGTAGTTGAAAATCGTGGCGATATTGTGAAACATCTGCAGCACCTTATCTTAGGTGATAACTTCAGAGAAGTTTTAAAAGAATATGGTTCAGATGGCCTTCTTACAAATATAGGTCGGCATTCTGATGTCCATCCTACCGAAAACTTTTCAATGTACTACTCGCCTATTGAAAGTACATTCATTAAGGAAGACAGAGTATTGAATAAGTGGGCAATTGAAGCACGCTTAAACTTTATAAAGTGGTCCCAGGAAAAAAGAGGTGAGACTATCGAAATTCAACGTCGAATGCCTCAATTTGTTGGGAATGTTTGTGTGGTGCAATTTATACCAAACTCATCGCACATTGCAGTGACTCACGGAATGACCCTTGCTGAGCATCAGGGTGAGTTTGAAGAGCACCCTTACCATCAGAAAATCTTAGAAGAGTGCGATGGGATTACTGATGAAGTTAATAAACTTACAAAAAAGTTAAGGAATACAATCGATGAAAAATCGGAAGCTAAGGCGTCGTGAGAAAATGACACCTGACGATACTTATCGAAAGATAAGGGTTAATGGGGTAGAGCATGTACTCTACCCTACACTTTACGTGACGATGAACCGACGTGTTTTGGCAGCGCGTATTGGTAGGGACGGGGAATTTGTCCGCAAGGATGGAGAACTTGTTCCTTACCAAGCTGCGGGATATGTTGATATTGAACGCATCCGTAAAAAACAAGGAGATGCATAATGAAAAGTCATACTGACTGGGAACAGGAGATAAAAATGAACAACGTCTGGAAAATAGTTAGCTGGACAGTTGCCGGTATCTGGTTCTTAATATTAGTCTACGTAATCTTACAGGTTTGGGACTAATGTTGACGTTTTTAAGTTGGTTATTTTCGCCACTTTTACTGCTAGCCGCGGGCCTCGTCCTGATATTTATATTAGGAATATCCGCGGCATTTGCGGTTGTATTGGCGATTATTGGCTCAAAATGAGCCCCAATACTATATACCAATAATGAACTTTATTATGTAGAATCAATGGTTTAGGCCATCGCAGGAGAGATAGTTATTGGTCTATTGGTAACTTTACAACAAAAAAAATAAAAAAAAGTTCAAAAACCCCTATATACTAACACTTTAGAAGTGTAACTTTGAAGTGTCCTTTATTTTGTAGCCCTCAATTTAGGGGAAGAACTAGTCGTATAGTTCTTCGGTATAATCATCTGTACTAATCTTAGTCCGTTTGTCGTATCTCCTATCTATATAATCGTAATTCTTTTTATATTCTCTTAGTTTTTCTCTCAACACTTCGATGGGGGCATTACGATAAGCCCAACCCAACAAAGCATCGTCAAGGTAACCGATATTTAAATCAACTGCTGTGTCTCGTTTCGCAGATGTGTTCCTCCAAACCTCCATTAGTTTGGTTCTGGTTTTCGTTCCATACCTTAGTTCCATTTTAGTACCTCACTATATTGGTTGTTTCATCATGTCTTTTTTCTAATTTGTCTTCTATTTTTAACTCCCATTTACGAAACTTCTTGTGAAGTTTCAAAAGTTGATCATTATATTTTAGGAAGTCAGGATTTTGGCTGGTCTTATATTTTGTGGCATGCGCATATAAAGACTGCCTAATCCACTTTATTTCTCTCATATTAAGTTTCATCTTATCTCCTTTCTTTAATTTAAGTTCAGCGGCGAGTACGGAGAAACCCTACTTTCATCATGAGCCCATATGTTTACTCCGATGAAAGTTGTACGAAACATGGGTAAAGTACTCGCCTCATCACCGGGAAGATTGTTATTTTTTGTATACTAAATCATTAACTACAGTTAATATTACAAAAATCTTCCCTTTACAGGGGGTCGCCGATTTTACTCGGCTATGTTGCCAGGGATTTCACCCACATATATGCAACGCCATTACAGCGTACTGGTTCCATCCCCCATAATCTCTAATAACTTTTTCTAGCTTCCTTCTTAATATAAATAACATTTCCAACCATATAATCTTCAGACAGTGGATTACTTTTTCTCCATAGTTTAGTCGCAGCTACATTAATCGGTAATTGATGAAGTTTGCCTTCTTCGTTAACTATGAGACAGTCACCATCTTCCAGCTGAACACACGCAATATAACCACAGACAAATCTTTGCGCCCTTTTTAAGTCGGGCTCGTCTTCTTTTTTGTCTATCGTCCAGAGTGAGTTAGTAGGTTTCAGTGACTCCTCTGCCTGTAATTTTTCGAACTTATGCTTCATTTTTCAGTTCCTCCATTGTTACCATACCTAATCGTAGAGGCATTACAATGTCAACATTACATTGCATGCAACATCTAGGGTCACCATCCCGCTGTTTTAAGACTTCGTCAGAGAACTCATACGGGTGAGCGCTTTCACCACCCCGCCAGTATTCTTTTCCATTCGCATCAGTCTTTATTTCACATAGACCACCGCAAATGTCGCATTCTATTCGCTTTTTCATCTCAGCCATGTTTTCTCCTTTCTTACTTTATTATCTTTATATATAATAAAGCATCCTAAAATTAAATAATACATCTAATTTTATAAAATAGAAGTTTTAATAAAAAATTGGAAGATTTATAATATATATAATAGTAATAGTATTAATTAGGTGAACTTATGATTTATGATGTGTTTTTTAAGATGCACTTGGAAGACGGGGTTGTTATTGACAATCTTGATATTGAGAACGCCTTCAATGATGTGAAGATTACTGACATTGAGATTGATGAAGAAAAAAGTATTAAAGATGGCGGTAAACAAGGGAAGATAATAATCAAGGTTATAGAAGATTAAAAGGAGAATTAAATGAACAACAAGGAAATGAAGCTTATATCTGATGCACTGAAACTTGTGTGTGAAGATATCGCCTTCAAAAGAATACAAAGTAAACAAGAGCATGAAGATAGCGGTCTGGAGTATACGTTTGAAGATGTCCACCGTATCCCTGCCGAGTTAAATAAGATGTATGAAACTATGACTGCATTATATTTAAAACTAGATGAAGAGTTAAAAGGGAAGTTAGAAAAAATAGAAGTAAAATAGCAGTTTTATTTAATTATTAGAAGATTTATAATTATAATAATAGAAGTTAATATTAATTAGAAAGGTGTTTTTAAAATGGTTGAAGCTGTGCAAACTGCTGTAAATAAATTGGCAGCAATACCAACTAAACATAAAGAAGTCGCGATGGCATTAGAAGCTTTGTTTAGTTTGGCTATTGAAGTTAATAAACAACATAGCAACTACGTTAAAAATTTGGAGTTTGTTATATATGACGAGTTGTCGCAGAAACTTGAAGATAGACTTGGAGATGCTTATAATAATTATATAAGCGGCACAGAGTGGCAGATTAAAAAATAGTAGTTATATTTAATTATTAGAAGACTTATTATTATAATAATTAAAATTAATATTAATTAGAAAGGTGATAAAGATGGAAAAGAAGTATTACGTCAACATTTATAAATTAGAAGATGTAAATGGTGGTACAGCTGTTAAATCTACATTGCAGAGGACTGTGAAGGCGTTTACGGAGAAGACACTAGCTGATGAGTTTTCTGATGAAGTAGAACAACATTTAAGTCTAGCTGCAGATGTCGTTTCAGGAGAATATCGTGGCGGCCATACTGCTACAATTTGCCAAGATGATGTAGGACAGCTGGAGAGAGATTATGTACTTGCAGTTGCTAATACTTGGTTGCCAGGAGGCCGTTGGGCTGAAGAGTCTTATGTAACTGAGGTCGAAGAACAGGCGAAGAAGAGCTAACAGAAGTTTAAAGTATCAGCGGATCAGTTGATACAGAACCAAGAAGTATCCATCTTCTATCAGCCGCGCGCTCCTATCCGGGGGTCCGCGGCCTTTTTTTGTATTCAGAAGCCGCAGCACCCGCCTCGCCGCCCCGTTTACCGATACCGCACCCCTTTTTGAAGTAGCTGAAGCCGCATCGTCCGCTGCCGCCGCACCAGATAAAAAAACCTGGGCCTCTTCAGCCGCCGCCTCTGCACTCCCGGGGCCGGAAAAATAAAAAAATCCTCCCTCGATTAGGTACAAGTTTGGTCGTAGATGACCAGAACCCGTTTGGCAGACCCTTTCGAGGGAGGACTAATTCAGGATGACATTTATCTGAGCCTATAGATCTCTCAATCTACACAGATCAAGTATCCTTATCCTCCAGGTACCCTTCTAGTTAACTTTAGAAGAGGACTTGGATGGTTCCTTGACTTCAGTCTTAACACTAGGATTAGGTGTGCTAAGTAGACCTCTTGCACGGAAGCCGTCCACAGGAAGGTTGCTGTAGTACTCAAAGACGCCCTTCCAAGAACTAGCCATGCCAGAGTGAAGCTGGATGTGTTGTCCCTTATGAGTGAATCCAGCGCAGAGCTCATGCCAGAAAGCAATCATTTCCTCGCGAGAGTACTCAGACACACCCTTAACGATAAGAGCTGTTAGAATAGCTCGTACCTGGGGTGTCGAAGTAATCGCAAGAAGAGACTTACATCCATCAAGGTCCCATACGTAGCGTAGCGTTAGTCCACTTTTCATATGATATTCCTGAATGTAGTACGTGACATTTTATCCTGAGAGTCGGAGCGGTCTGTCACTTAACCGCAGGCGTCGCCTCGACCGCACTTTTCAGCCTTAGCTTACCCTTGCCTATAGTCGATAGACTGACTACAGGCGAGGAGAGCTAGTCACGACTCATTGCTAATAAGTCTTCCGTCATGATACACGTAGCCGTCAAGCGTACCGGCGTAGTCGTAGCCTTCATGCTCGTCTAGTACGCTTACTGGATCAGCCAGTTCCACTAGTAATGCGGTCAATGGCTGATGATAGTGAGATACCCATTTGATCATGATACTTCCTTTCTACGAGTCTTACTCGCCTGGTTTATAAAAAACGTTTGCACAGGCCTCCTAAACTTAGCCATATAACAGGCCTGGGCGTAAAATAGACGCCTAAGCAAGCGCTCTATTTCTACTTACTCGTTTTAGTGGGGAGGATTTTATAAACGGACAAAATAACAATATACATTTATGTTATATTGGGGTATCTTTATCCCTTAGGAGTATAATTATGGATATGAATTTTGGTCTTTTACAGTTATTTGCTCTAGGCGGACTGATATGGTTTATCTTATGGCTGATAAAGTGGAGATATTAATTAGGAGGAAACATGTGGATATTTGAAAGAATGAAAGATATGTGGACTTGGTTCAATGTAGACGAAGGTAAGAAAGCCCTTAAGTGGTTTATTATTGGTTGTATCGTTGTCCTGGTTTTCGGTTATTTTTCGTAGGAGATTAAATGCACGGAGGCAGTAGACCAGGTTCGGGACGCCCGAAGGGCTCACTAGGCACTAAGAGCCTTGTTGTGCTTGAAAAGCTTAAAGAATTGAATTGCGATCCGATTGAGGCACTTGCTAATATTGCCCAGGATCCGAATAATACGCCTGAACTTAGGTTCCAGGCTAATAAGGAGCTTGCCCAATACGTCGCACCGAAAAGAAAGGCAGTCGAGCTTGACGCAACACTAGACGGCGGCCTTAACGTGAATGTGGTGAGTTTTGATGAAACAGAGAAAAAAGAAGAGTAGATATGGATATAACGGTCCCGCACGATTGGAGACCGCGCGATTACCAATTACACCTCTGGAAGTATCTGGAGAAGGGTGGAAAACGCGCAGTTGCTGTGTGGCACAGGCGAGCTGGAAAAGATTTACTATCAGTGAACTTTTGTGCGACGCAAGCTATAAAACGCAAGGGCCTTTATTGGCATTTGCTGCCTACCTACAACCAAGGCCGGAAGATTATTTGGGACGGTATGACAAAGACGGGAAGGAGCTTTTTGTCGCACTTTCCAGATCCACTTGTCGCTGCAGTAAACAACACAGACATGAGGTTGACACTTAAGAATGGCTCTATTTACCAAGTTGTTGGAACAGATAACATTGACAGGCTTGTGGGATCAAACCCAGTCGGTGTCGTGTTCTCCGAATACAGTCTTCAGGATCCAAGGGCCTGGGATCTTATGCGTCCCATCTTGGCAGAGAATGGCGGATGGGCGGTTTTTATTTATACCGCTAGAGGTCGAAACCACGGATATGACCTCTTCAATATGGCAACTAGAAACGAAAAGTGGTTTTCCCAACGACTAAGCGTGGATGACACTCGGGCCGTAAGTAAAGATGCAATTGAAGAAGAACGTGAGGCAGGGATGCCTGATGAGCTTATCCAGCAAGAATTTTATTGTTCCTTTGATGCTCCATTAGTTGGTTCCTACTATGGTAGTTTAATGGCGAAGGCGTTAGCGGAGGAAAGAATTAAAAACGTGCCCTACGAAACTCGGCTCGAAGTTCATACAGCCTGGGATCTTGGCATGGCCGACTCTACTGCAATTATCTTCTTTCAGCGGTTTGGGAATGAATATCGGATTATTGACTACTATGAAAATCAGGGAGAAGGTATCCCGCACTATATTAAATATCTTAGAGACAAAGATTATGTCTATGGCAAGCATATCGCCCCGCATGATATTAAGGTAAGGGAGATGGGTACTGGAAAATCTAGGTATGAAGTAGCCAGAGACTTAGGATTGCGATTTTATGTCTGTCCTAACATTAAAATACATGATGGCATAGAAGCGGCAAGAACTGTCATTCCAAGGTGTTATTTCGACGAGAAACGTTGTAGTCTATTAGTGGAGGCGTTGCGGCAGTACCGTAAAGACTATGATGAAAAGAACAAGGTCTATCACGATAGACCATTACACGACTGGACGAGTCACGCGGCAGACGCCTTCCGCTACCTTGCATTGGGAACAAGGGACTTAAATATTAATAAGCAGAAGCTCCCGACTTTTGCTGAAGGCGAATACGGAGTACTAGGAGGATAAATGGGAGGAATGTTTGGAGGTGGTAATGCGCCAAGTGTACCACCAACGCCAAAGCCTAAACCTGAAAAGGCGCAGCTTACCGCGCGGCGAAAGGGATATGGCTCTCGGGCAATGATTGTGGCAGGTGAATTAGAAGAAGATCCAAAATATCTGAAGAAAAAAACTATATTAGGTGCTTAAATGGAGTATGGTGATTTAGTTACGCAGATTATTAAGAAACAGGAGTCTTTAAAAAGTTTTAGAACTCCTTGGGAAAATTTATGGCAGGATTGCGCTGAATATGTCAATCCTAATAGGGGAGATTTCTCCTCAGTTCGTTATCGTGCTGATACGACTAGATATGAAAAGATCTATGATACTACTGCACCATTGGCAAATGAACAGCTTGCCTCGGGTCTACATAGTTTTTTAACATCTCCTTCTCAACGCTGGTTTACCTTAACAACTTTTGATGATGAGTTAAATAAAGAATTAGAAGTTAAAGAGTGGCTAGAGTTAACTACAAATGTCCTTTATGATAGAGTCTTCAATCTTCCAAATAGTAATTTCAACAGTCAAGCTCATGAGTTATATCTTGATCTAGGTTCATTTGGTACTGGGGTTATGATGGTACAAGATAATCCTGGGGCTGATATTGTTTTTAGAACTTTTCATTTAGCTGACTGTTATATCCAAGAAAATGATAAGGGGTTTATAGATACTCTTTATCGTAAGTACAAACGAAATGGCAGACAACTTATAGAAAGATTTGGCGAAGCGGTTCCAGAGAATGTTGTTAAAATTACAGAAAAAGATCCATATCGTGAATTTGATGTTATCCATGCGGTAGAACCATCAGAGACTTATGGTGAACCGATTAAGAAACCTACAAAAAAGAATTTTAAATCTTGTTATGTATTAATTGAAGAAAAGGCTCTCCTCGAAGAAGGCGGTTTTGATGAATTTCCATATATGGTTCCTCGCTGGCAAAAAGTTGCTGGAGAGATCTATGGAAGATCACCAGCTATGACGTCCCTCCCTGACATCAAGATGGTAAACCAGATGATGAAAACTATCATCAAAGCCGCTCAAAAAGTTACAGATCCACCTTTACTTGTACCAGATGATGGTTTTATTCTTCCTGTACGAACTGTACCAGGTGGTCTTAATTTCTATCGTGCAGGTACTCAGGATAGAATTGAGCCATTAGAAACTAAGTCAAGACCTGATATTGGATTAGACTTAGTGCAGAATAGACGTGAGCATATTCAGTCTACATTCCATGTTGATTGGATGAATATGCCAGAAGAAGGTCCTCAGATGACAGCTACAGAAGTTATGGCGCGGCAAGAAGAAAAAATGAGAATGATGGGTCCAATGGTTGGTCGTCTACAAAATGAATTTCTTGGACCTTTAATTGAGCGCGTGTATCAAATTCTATCTCGTAAGAAACAGCTTCCTCCTGCACCGATGATGCTGCAGGCTGAAGGATTAAAGGTTAATTATACTTCGCCTATTGCAAAAGCACAAAAAACTAATCAAATGTTTACAGTTACCAGATTATTTGAGACTATGGCTCCATTAATGCAGGTTAAACCAGAATTAATAGATAACTTAAATGCAGATGAAACATTTAGGTATCTGCATCATTTATTAGATGCACCACCACAGATCTTAAATCCCCCAGAAGAAGTCCAGGCAGTTAGGCAACAAAGACAAGAACAGCAAGAACAAATGCAACAAGCTGAAGCCGCGCAACAAGGTTCACAAGCCGTAAAAAATTTAGCCGAAGCTGGAGCAGCAAATAATGCCGCAGAGTAGAATTAGTCTAGAACATTTAAACGAGTTATATAAGAAAGTATTTGATTCAAAAGATGGTCGGTTAGTGATTGAGCATCTTTGTAGAACAGGTTTCGTCTTTGACACTACGCATGTGCCAGGCGACTCACACGAGACGGCTCATCGCGAAGGAATGAGACGGATCGTAATATCTATCCTCAAGTTTGTTGAGAAACGACCTGAGGACTTTAAAAACATGCTCAATATGGAGGTTACAAATGAGTGAAGAAGAAACTGGGTCCGTAATCACGGGTAGCTCGGAAACTGCTCCTACAACAGAAATTGCTGATACACCAACTACTGAAACAGCAACTGTTGATTGGAAAGGTTCTCTACCCGATGATTTAAAACTGGATCCTTCGTTAACTGACATCAAAGATGTCGAAAGTTTGGCTAAAAGCTATGTGCATGGCCAAAAAATGATTGGGAAGGACAGAATTGCCCTTCCTGGGAAAGAAGCCACTGATGAAGAGTGGGGTACATTTTATAATGATTTAGGTAGACCTGCGACGCCTCAAGATTATAAATTTGGTGAAAGACCTACCCTTCCTGAAGGAATGGTGTACGATGATGATTTTGAAAAAGAATATAGAGATATGGCTCATGGTGCTGGTTTGACTACAGCACAAGCTAAAGCATTATATGATAATTATAATGGCTATATGGCAAATAAATCTGAAGTACAAGGTGAAACACTGGAGGCTCAACGAACTGAATGGCGTGACTCACTTAAAAAAGAGTTTGGTAAGGCATATGACGAACGTATAGACTTGGCAAAACGCGCGGTTGAGACTTATGGCGATGGTAATCTTAAGGAATGGCTTAATGTGTCTGGTATGGGTGATAATCCGATGATGGTAAAATTATTTGCTACTATTGGATCAGGTCTAGCAGAAGGTAAATCAGATGCAGGCGCAGATAGAGCATTTGTAATGACTCCTGACCAAGCTCAAGCAGAGATTGCTCGACATAATCGGGATGAAGACTTTACGAAGGCTTATCACGATTCAGAGCATGCGAGTCATGCTGCAGCCGTAGTTAAGATGGATAATCTGTTTAAAATGGCGTATCCAGATGAAACACCAATAACTTAAAATTGTTATTTACGAATTCTTCGACTAGTGATACAGTCGAGGATGATGGGGAACCTTATGGTCCATCCGTCGATGAAGGCATAGACGTAAACAAGCAAGTAATTGTCCGCTTGGGTAGCAGTTACGAATTATATTAATAATACGACACAACGGAGGCACATAATATGTCTATAAATATAACGACAGCATTTGTGAACCAGTATCGTGCTAATGTAGAACATCTTCTACAACAAAAAGGTTCAAGACTACGACCCTTTGTACGAATGGAAACACAAAATGCAGAGTTTGAATATTATGATCGTATAGGATCAGTTGACGCGGTAGAAGTTACTAGCCGTCACAGTGATACTCCACTCATCTCAACTCCTCATGACAGACGACAAGTCTCATTGAGGGATTTTGACTGGGCGGATATGATTGATAGAACGGATAGGATTCGACTTCTTATCGACCCATCTAGTCCTTACGCACAAAATGCCGCTTGGGCCCTTGGCCGAAAAATGGATGACGTGATTATTGAGAACGCTTTTGGTACTGCTTATTCAGGTAAGACCGGAAGTACATCAGTAACTCACCCATCTGGCGATGTTATCGCCGTTAATTATGTCGAATCAGGTTCCGCAACTAATTCGGGACTAACTATTGGAAAACTTAGAGAAGCTAAACGTCTCTTGGACTCACAGGAAAATGATCCTTCTGATCCAAGATATTGTGCAGTGACTGCTCAGCAAGTAAATGATTTACTTCAAACTACTGAAGTTACAAGTGCTGACTACAATTCAGTCAAAGCTTTAGTTCAGGGTGAGATTAACTCATTCATGGGTTTCCTATTTGTTAGGACTGAAAGAGTAGCAACTGATTCTAATAGTTATCGACGAGTTATCGCATGGGCTAGGTCTGGAATGTTACTTGCTATGGGTAAAGATATCACAGCTGATATCGGACCAAGGCGAGACAAACGTAATTCTACCCAAGTATATTGTTCAGCTTCTTTCGGGGCAACTCGAATGGAAGAGGGCAAAGTGTTGGAAATTAAGTGCTCAGAAGCATAATAGGAGGCTAAAATGGCTGTTACTACTCAAAAATCTACCGAGTATACAAACGCTACTGCGACTCCCGTTACATTAAATGCAGCGCACGTCTATCATGGAAGACTAAGAATTGCATTCTTTACACATGATCAAGACGGAACAGGAGACGCAGGTTCATCTGTGGCTCTTTTTTCATTGCCTGCAGGAAATGTAAAAGTGCTTGGATCTTTATCAAGAGTTTATTGTAACTGGACAACTAGTTCAGCTACGCTTGATTTAGGCTGGGACGCTTATACTGACAAAGACGGCGATGCGGTTGCAGCTGATCCAGACGGAATGGTTGATGGTTTGAGCGTTGATACAGTTGGTTATTTCACCCTTGAGGGTGCTTTAGCTGGTATCAAGGCTACTGGTGGAACTTACACTTTTGAATCTCAAGGTGGAGTGGTTATCAGAGCTACATCTCCAACGGCTATGGTGGACGGCGACGATCTAGTAGGCTACATTATATATGTAGTAGACTAATACTCATTGTAAGGGGGTTAGCAATAGCGCCCCTTTACTTTTATTATTAAAGAATTATGGCACAAACAAAAACAGATATTGTTAACAGAGCCCTAGGATATTTAGGCGCAGAATTTATTACTTCATTAACTGAAGATACTAAGGCGGCGCGTTTTGCAAATGAAATGTATGATGATACTAGGGATTGCGTTTTTAGAATGCATCCTTGGAACTCGTGTATTAAAAGAGCAAATCTAGGACTTACATCAACTACCCCTGTATATTATTTTAAATATGAATTTCAGTTACCAGCTGACTGGTTGAGACTGGTAAGACCTGAAGATGATACGATTGAATATAAGATTGAAGGCGATAAGGTTTTAAGTGAGACAAGTGTTTTTAGATGCACATACATTTTTAGAAATACCGCAGTCGGTACGTATGACACCTTATTAATGGATACAATTGCAGCTAAGCTAGCTCAAAATTTAACAATGCCACTTGTACAAGACTTAAGAATATTAGAGTCAATGTCTCAATTATATATGAGTAAATTGATGATGGCTAGAAGTACAGACGCGATGGAAGGTACTCCAGAGGGTCTTGATGCTGATTTCTGGATTGACTCTAGAATTAGTGGTACTAACTTAAGCGATTATAGGTGGAATAAGTACACCACGTAAAATGACATGGCAGATTCATCACCTATCCAAACTAACTTTACTGCGGGCGAGCTCACACCGAGACTAAATGGTCGTGTAGACATAGAGCAGTACTATAATGCTGCATCCCTTATTAAAAATTTTCACGTTATCCCAACGGGCGGAATTGTCAAACGATCAGGTACACGGCATATCGCAGAAATAAAAACTTCTACTGGTTCTAATTCAGGAGCTAGGTTAATTCCTTTTGTATTCTCTAAAACTCAAGCTTATATCTTAGAGTTTGGTCATAATTATATTAGATTTTATAAAGATGAAGGACAGATCTATTCTTCTGGAACTACTGCTTATGAATTGACTACTACTTATACCGCAGCTCAAATTTTTGACATTGACTATGTACAGTCAGCCGATACAATGTTTATTGTGCATCCTGACCATGTACCTAGAAAATTAACGCGTAGTGCGCATACAACTTGGACTCTTACTGATATTTCTTTTTTAGATGGTCCATATCTTCCAACTAATACTACTACAACAACTATGACTCCTTCAGCAACAGGTCTTGGAAGCCGAACGATGACAGCGAGTGCTAGTACCTTTGCTTCTACTGACGTAGGGAGATCCTTGAGAGTTAAAGATTCTAATTGGGGATGGGGAGTAATTACTGCTTTTACTTCTGCTACTGTAGTGACAATAGATACTAAAGCTGTATGGGGCGGCACAGGATCATCTACAGATTGGCGATTAGGCGCTTTTCATAAAACTTCTAGCGCTACCTATCCATCTAAGGTTACATTTTATGAGGAACGTTTATTTTTTGCAGATACGACCGAACAACCTAATACTGTCTTTGGTTCAAAGACTGCAGATTTTGAGAATTTTGCCCCAACTCAAGTAGACGGTACAGTTGCTGATGATGATGCTGTTCAATATGCAATCTCCTCAGATCAAGTCAATCAGATTACCGCAATTTATGGAGGTAGATACCTTGCAATTATGACCAAAGATGGAACCTATAACTTAAGTTCTGGTTCAGCTACAACTGCATTATCAGCATCTACTGTGCTAGCTACCAATGAAACTAAAGATGGTGCAGCTGACGTAAATATTGTCCCAGCTTCTAAGGCTATATTCTTTGTGGGAAAAAACCAGAAAAAAGTTAGGGAGTTTGCCTATAACTTAGATTACGATTCTTATACCTCGCCAGATCTTATGCTATTTTCTGAGCATCTAGGATATGGCTTAATAAAGGAATTGGCTTTTGCTAATTACCCTAATACGACCTTATGGGCACGTCGTGGTGATGGCCTCTTACTTGGAATGACCTATAACAGGGCGCATAAGACCACTGCCTGGCATCAACATCAATTAGGTGGTCGTGTAGGAAGCGCCACAATTACAGTTTCAGATTATGCTAATATTACAGTTGGTACAAAGATTACAGTTACTAAGTCAAATGGAGATTCGGTTATCTTTACATCAGAGGCTAGTAGCGGTGCTGCTCCCGCGGAAACATTAGGGTGGCGACCTAACGAGTCTAATGACACAACTGCTGATAATATTTATACAGCGATTAATGCCCACGCAGATTTTACAGTAGCCAATCCTGCTGCTGCCATAGTTACAGTTACAGAAACTACACATGGCGCCACAGGGCTTCTTAAGCTTTCAACAACAGATTCAACTAGACTTGCTACGACTAATGAAACTATTCCTGAAGTTAAAAGTCTTGCGATTACACCAGGGATTAGTGATCTATATGATACATTATATATGATTGTGCAAAGAACAATTAATGGCGCAACAAAGCAATATGTAGAGTTTATGGAAGAAGAATATCGTGAAGATGATGGTCATGTAGCTGAGGATGCCTTCTTTGTAGATTCTGGATTAACTTATTCAGGGAGTTCTGCAACTAGTTTAAGTGGTCTAGATCACCTTGAGGGTCAAACAGTAAAGGTATTAAATAATGGTGCTGTAGAGTCTGATAAGGTCGTCTCTTCAGGAGCCATTACTTTAACAAATGCAACAACTAAGTGTCATGTCGGTTTAGGTTATGATGCTGAACTTGAAACAGTTAGCCTGGAGCCAAAAAGCCAATATGGCACGACGCAAGGTAAACGAGGCAGGATTGATAAGGTAATCTTTAGAGTTTATGAGACAGTCGGTTTAAAGGCAGGACCAGCTTCTACAAGTGTAAATGTCGTACCATTTAGGACGACAACAAGTACGATGGCTGTGACGACCCCGAAAACTGGAGACTTTGAATTTTTAATGCCTTCAGCCTATACAACAGAAAATAAGCTATATGTAAAGTCTGATACGGTACAGCCGTGTACGATTTCAGCTCTTTTAATTCAAATGTCCACATATGACTGATGATAGTAGTCCCATATCAAGAATGGCATTTTGATCTGCTAGAATTAGAAGGCCCTGAAAAAAAACTTTTAGAGAACTATGGGCCTAATTTAAAGAATATTCATAGAGCATTGAAAACAAGTGGAGCTACTTTTTCTTGGTGGGAGGATAGAAAAATTTTAGGAATTTGTGGGATAATGCCCTTGTGGACAGGAGTGGGAGAAGCATATATGTTTCTTTCCCCTGAATTTAAGAAAAGAAAACTACGTTGTATTAAAGATATAAAAAATTACTTAGATTTAATAACCAAACAATTTAAGTTTCATCGTCTCAATTGTTATGTTATAAAGGACTTTAAGAAGGCGGTAAGATTAGCTGAATTTTTTGGGTTTGAAAAAGAGGCAGAACTTAAACGATACGGTCCAAATAAAGAAGATTACTATTTAATGAGAAGGTTTTTATAAAATGTCAAGTGTTGGAGAAGGCTTAGGTATAGCGTTAGGAGTAGCGGTTGGCGTAGGTGCAATGGCTTTAATGGGCCCAATTGGCGGTGTGACAGTTGGCATGAATATGACTACCTTGGTAATGGGCATGACTGGCGCGATGGCCATGTCACAAATCCAAGCTGGTGTTAATGCAGCTGAAATGCGTGAGTATAACGCGCAAATGGCTGAGCGGAGCGCAACTATCGTACAGCAGCAAGGTGATGCAAAAGCCAAATTGATTAGAAGGCAGCGACGTCATCTTATTGGAAGACAAGCAACTCAATATGCCATGGCAGGAGTTGACGCGCCAGGGGATGAAATTTTTGATGAGACTGATATTCTAGTTAAAGAAGATCTTATTGCCCTTCAAATGCAAGTTGACATCGAAAAGTTTGGATTTTGGGGAGATGCTACACGTCAACGTCTACTGGGCAAACAAGCTCTTCAGCAAGGTATTATGAGTGCTGGCCAAACTATATTAACGACTGGGATGGAACTTGAAATGACCAAGGCAGGGAAGCTAACTGATTTTAACAAGGCTCCAAGATTGACTACAAGTAAAGGTGCTTACTCAACATTGACGCTATATTAAAAGGATAAAAATGGCTAAACGACAAAAATATGGGCACAATATCTCTCGATACGAAAGAGGTGTAGAGCCTGCTGGCAAAGGTGGCGGTCAAGTTAGCGGCTTTAGTGGCGGTGATATTGACAAACTAA